ATGATGAAACATGTATTGTCCATTGCCGGTACCGATCCGTCCGGCGGAGCCGGGGCGGCTGATCCGCCGCCGTCCGCCTTACTCTGCGCAATGATCCAACTTATCTTTTATATCTTCAATATCTGAATTGATGTGCTCAATACTTGCATAACGCTTGCTGTTTATTTTTTCTTTGAATGTCTCAAAGTAAGAAAGAGCATAAGAAAAATAATTCATCTTGTTAGACACGCCACGCGCCGCGGTTGCGTCCTGACAATTCAAAACGGCGTTAGATAATAAAATTCTAGTTGCGTCAATGCGTTTCTGCAGTTCGGCTATCTCATTTGTATAGTCGGCGTTGTCTGCCTCTGCCTGTTTTCTGGTCCGTCTCAATGTTTCTGCTCTCTCCATCAATGCGAAGCGGTGAGGGCGTAACAAGTAGCCGCTTTTGTCGATATGGTCCGCAATATCTGCGGATCGTTTTTCATTTCCGTAAAATGTGTTGTATGGTTCGTATGTGAAACGTGCGCCGCTGCCATCCGTGGCGGTCAATACTAAGGATTTTATATAATCGTTCCCGCGTCCGTCCGTGCTCTTTCTGGCATCGTCCAGAGTATACCGCCGGAAAACATTAAATATTTTTGTTTCTGGTTCTTTTATATAGCATTTATCCTGGGCGATTATAAAAATGCTTTCAGTCTGTTTCTTGCGCAGCTCTTCAAAGTCTCCGACACCATAGCAATGATCAATGTCAAATTCTCCGGTAGTGGTGCGATAGTTCCAATACTTCGCACCCTCGCGGCGCGTCCCGTCAAATTTTCCGCTGCTTAATATTGCATAATATAAACCGGATTTATAACAATGCACACCAGGAACGACAAACAAAACAATTTTACATTTTGCCGGGTTCATCGCTTCGGCTACTGCCTTTTTAACGGTGTTTACTGTGAAACGGTCCGCCGATTCTGCAATAAAGTAAGGTTTTTCAAAGTCGAATCCGTCTACATCATGCGCAAACTGTAAAGCCTTATTATTCAATGATAAAAGATTTTTAATAGATTCATTCATAATATAACCCCTTTCTAAAATACTTCGCTTGTGAATCCGGCGGCGGTCAATGTCTCGAATTGTTCCCGGATAAATTTAGAACTTGTTTTCTTGTCCGGCTTGCTGATCGGTGCCGTACATCCGTGATATAATGCAACGTGCTTTTTGTCTGTATCAATAATAATAGTTAAATTTCTATATCCGTAACGGTTATAACTTGCGTATTCTTTTCTCATGGTGTTGATCTCCTATATTTTGAGAGGGAGCGCCCCGGAGGGCGCGCGCCTCGTTTCTATCGGTTTAGTAGTTTTCAAAATGTACCTGCAGAGCTTCGATCTCGTCATCCGTGAAAAGCCTTTCAATAGCTTTCTTTGTTCTCTGGCAAGCCTTAAACGCTTTCAAGCCTTTTCTAATCTGATCCGCTCCGCCGTCAATATATCCAAACTCTGTTAAAAAGTCGGCTTCATCTGTGCAACTCTCTACACAAGAGGAATCAGACAAAAGACAATATAAACAGTCTTTTTTCTCCGGCTCATGGGTTGCGGATGGGTTACACTGATAATCAAAAGTATAACGGCGGTTGTTTGCCGGGTTGATAATGCGGCATTTATAGAGAACGTGGGACGGTGTAAAAAGGTCCTTTTGTTCGTCTGCCTCTTCAAATGTGAATTTTAAAGAATCAATAATTTTTTCTGCTGTCATGGTCTTTCCCTCTCTTTTTGTTGTTCCATCCGGGAAAGCCTGTTATAATAGGAGACAAGCCCCGGAGGGGTGGCGGCGGTCCGTGTCGCTTGGTAGGTGTAGCGGATCGCCCTTTTTTATTTGGTTCTCAATAGTCGTTTACGTCAGACTTGCAGACGGCGGCTTGTCGGGGGTTCGCCCGGGCCATTCCCTTTTATGCTGCGTGTATATGATCAACTCGTTCCAGCCATCGCCCCGGCTCAATAGTTCCGGAGCGGTTCCCGCTTTCCCCTGGGAGCGTCGGGGGCGTTAATCATTGTTAGAGTGCTAACTGCTTTCACTCGATGCCGGGTCGGTTTTATACCGCTTTCCCGATCTCGTGCGGTTCTGAAAGTTTCAAAGTGCTTTCATACTTCCAATAACTCAATTATCTTTTTTATATGTGCGGTGTGAATTGGGACACCCTGGCACAGGTTTACAATTTTCCTTTTGCCTGATATATGCACTTATTACCACAGGGGCAGCCCTCACAGGAGATACAAGCCGGAGGCGGTGGGGCGTGTGTTTCGGTCTCGTCTTAATAAGTGCCGTGCCGCCGTTGCCTTGGTCCGGGTTGGTTCCCTTGGTCCGGTCTGCGGTGCGTTGCTCTTTTGGGGTACACCGTGCGCCCTTGCCTGCGCTTGTTTGTTTTGTTGAACGTCCGGCGGTTCGTTGTTGTCCGTTGCGGTTCGTTCTTTATGTCTGTATTGTAAAGCGTTTTCTTTACAAAGTCAAGCGGTAAATTTACAATTTATTGCAGTTTGTGAAATATGTATAGCCGACTAAACAAAATAAAGGCGGTTTATTGTGTAAATTGTACACTTTACAAAGTGCAAGAAAACCCCAGCGCAGTGTTTACCATGTAAACAGCAGACTTGACAGGCGGCGCAGATTCTTATATATTATAAGGGTACAGAATAGAAAGGAGGGCGGAGCCGGTGCGGTTGAGTTTTGGCGAAAAGATGCGCGTTATGATGAAGCGGCGCGGGGTATCGGTGCAAGAGGTGGCGGATCGTCTGGGCGTGTCCCGGCAGAACGTAAACCAGAGACTAAACGCCGATAAATTCACGCTTGAAGATATGGAGAAATACGCCGCCGCCATTGGTTGCGGTATAGAGATAGAAATAACAGAGCCGCCGGAGGGCGGAGCAGATCCACATATAAATAAATAAGGATAGCCGAAAAAGTAGAACGTAGGGCACAGAGAGAAGCACAAGAAAGCTTTTCCCGGTGTCCTTTTTATTTTGCCCATGTGAGAACGTAGGACCGCCACAGAGGGCACAGAGGAAAGGAGGGCGCAGAGATGGCAACAGAGAAGAAAGAAACGGCACAGAGAGACGCGCAAGGCGTGAGAAAGCAGAGCTATAAACGTTTTAAGGAGGGGCGCGACTACGAACCCACGGACGCAGAAACAACGGCGGCTTTGTGTGATGCCTTTTTAACTGGATTCTTACAGACAGAGGAAACGCCGGAGGGCGGAGAGGTACAGAACAAAGGGGGACGCCCTAGAAAGTTGGAAACGGTAGAAGAGTTTACAGAGGTAGCGGAAAAGTACATTTTATATATTAAGGATAGAGCGGCGGAGGGTGTGCGCTTGGTGCCTGATGTAGAGGGCTTTTGTAGTTTTGCCGGGATTTCTAGGGAAACGCTTAATAATTGGGAAACAGCCCGCCCGGGTGCGTATTCTGACACAATAAAAAGACTGAAAACAAGTATAGCAGCATTTAAAAAACAACTTGCCTTTGCTGGCAAGATCCCGCCGATCGTATTCGCTACGGATATGAACAACAACCACGGATATACACAGGCGGCGCAAAAGATAGATCTAAACGTTGGAAAACAGGCGGCAGAACTACCAACAGCGGCAGAGATTGCGCAGCGTTTACCGGTGGAAATGAGCGGAAAAGATCCGGCAGACACGGACGGAGATATAAATATATAGCATTTATGCGGTTTTGCGGTTCGTTTTCTTTTACTTTTACGAACTCCGGCACGTTTCCGGCGGTTCTGGTGTGGCGATCCGGGGACAGTTCCGGCAGCTTATACCCTGGGGCGGGGGTGTGGAGCGGAGCGGATCAGGGGCAACTCACCCCTCTGAGTTCCCCAAAAATTAAAAAGCCCAAAACCACCCCAATCGTAAAATGGCAAAGAACCCTATTACCGTAAACCACCCAATTTACAATGTAAGTATAAACACGGCATCCGAATAACAAAAGGAAAGTGAGGACTTTACAAAACCACAAAATCCAAAATCGGCGGATGCCTACCGGCATAGAAAGAGAGAAATATGGAACAGAACAAAGAAACAGCAACACAGAATAAGCAGAGAGAGGCGGAAGTATGCAGAGAGAAGAAACAGACCGCATGGGACAAATGGAAAGAGGACACACTGCGGAAGTTCAACCGGACTGCATGACAGAGGCATACACCGTAGGAATCTCTGAAACGCATATCAGAAACAATGCAACGGTATTCCGAGTATGGCAGATGATAGAGTGTGGAGAACTTACCAGAGAAGAGGGATTGTACCTCATGGTAAATACGCTTGCGGATGAAAACCATCGTCTGAATCAAATGTGTAATGACCTCATAATGAGGATGCCGTCACGTCTGCACGTAGAAACGATAACAGGCGAAAAATAAAAATCGGCGGAGGCTTACGCCTCATAGGAGGTAAAACCGGATGAGCAATGAAAACAGCAATTCCAAAAATTCCCCGGAAAATAAAAAGAGGTCTTTGCACAAGGAACCGTGGTATAAAAGGTTATTCGACAAGATTTTGGTATCGTATTTTCTTCCGTGCAAGCATGAGTGGGAAGTAATGGAAGTCCTCTGGACGGTACATGATTACGGCGGATTTAAGTGTGAGGTATGCAAATGTGGGTGTAAGAAATGCGGAGAAATAAGCATTGAGCAATTATTAGTATGAGGTGTAGGGCATGGATAGACCGGTAGAAATCACAAGAAGCTATGCAGAGTGCAAATTCTGTAACGATATTGCTGATATGTGCAATGAGATACCAGATTGTACTCGCTGTGAGAATAGAAAAGGAACATGGATAGATACAATCACGAGCCTGCTTGGCACAAAAGCGGTTGTCGTTCTGGAAGATGGCAAAGTGGAGACATATCCACTGGATAGACTTAAAGTTATCACAAAGAGGGAGAGATAATGAAAATTATTGAAGAAATTGGCGAAGCTGCAATGTTGGAACAGCTTGCAGAGGAATGTACCGAACTTGCAAAGGCAGCACTCAAAATGGCAAGGATCATACGAAAAGAGAATCCGACACCTGTAACAGAGAAAGATGCTATTGCAAATATCAGAGAAGAGTACACGGATGTCGTACAGTGTGCCGGAGAACTTTCATTGACCGTAGATGAGGAACAGATGGCACGCAAACACGAACGGTGGGAAAAGAGAGTGAGGGATAGAACATGATACCATTCAGGCATTGCATAAGGGAACCGCACGGATCGGCAGTGAAATTTGAGATACTGGCAGCAGCACCGAATGAGTTTCAGGTACGTTACCCAGATTATGATTACATTAAAATGGGAGTCGGACCATCAGTGATGTATAACAGAGAACAATTACTGTGTTTCCTATTGGCGTATGACAAGACAGAGTGCCTTGAATTTATGGAAAAACTGTATCATCACATGGGATGGTCTACTGAAAAGCTGCATGAGAATCCGGCATTTGCCGAAGTGATAAAGGAGAAAGAGGCATGATAGCACGTTTCTTACAGAATATTGTCGTAAATGACATTGAGAAGAATATGGAAATGAATATTGATAAGGGCGAAGAACTCTTTGCCATCGACAGAGGAACCCATTATGAGCTGAGAAAGGCTGACGGATGGGGAACTATGGCTCCGAAAGAGTGCGAGGGCGAATATTATGAGATCATCAAAGAATAAAAATCCGTGTTTTGATTGCCTTGCGTCAGAAAAAGAAAATGAGGAAGTGTGCAAGACCATACGGGCGATGCTGAATAAAAGCAATAGCGTACAGGTGGAAATGAAAGATCCGGGCAGCATAGGAACATTAACCATAGGGGATTGCACATATAATGTTTATCTTGGAAACACAACACTGAATAAATTGCGGTGTTTGCCTGATAAGGATGTGTATAAACGTGTATTCACACTGATAGAGGCGTAGGGGGATATGTATGGAAAATGAGACAAAACCACAGTTCTTTATCATGGATGAACAGCTTGGAAATCCTATACCACTTGCGGAAATTAAGGAAATATCTGAACCTACACTGGATGAAGAGTATGATATGCCGGATATTTCTCATCTGAAAGAGGGATTTGAAATACCTTTTGAAGTGAAAATGAAGAAATCTGCCATAAACAAACTGTTTCAACCGTGTTTTGGCAGAGAACCTTACAGGAATCTCGAAAAATGTGCCAAGTGCATACTGAAAAAGGACTGCGTTGTGGCGAAAATCGAGAACAATTTCAACATGAGATTAAGGGCATACCACCCTTGATAATAAATCACAAGGAGGGCACCAATGGAAGAGAAAGAAAAGAAACCGTGGAGACCGCCAGAAGCGGCACATTTACCCGATCCGATAGCGTTTGCCATGCAGGGTTTTGAACGCTTTGGATTACCGAAAGAACGGCTGATACCACCATTACAAACATTTGACAGAGTGATGCAACACTCGGCATTTACCGAAAACCGATGGTGGGAAAATGCAAGACAGGTAACGGCAACAGCATCATCGGAAGAACAGTGGCGGAGAGTGAGCATCGAAAGAGCACGTTGCCTCGGAGAACCATGACCGGATTTTGATGATATACCGGTTACGAGTATCACAGAGGATTTTTCACAGAAATGTCAAAACGCCACAATCGGATTATTAAGAGATCAGGTAATAGCATCATGCGCTATTCCGGGAGAAACATTGTTTGGAGACATTTTTAACCAGTTAGGTATTAAGGAGGACAATATGGATAGAAGTTTAGCAGACAAAAAATTTAAGAAAGTAACTATCGAGTGTGAGGACGGCACGACTTACGCTGGAAAGATCAATCATGTATGTGGTAGCCCGTATCGTTGGGACAAACTGTGTGTAGAAGCAATGGTTGAGGACAAACCTATTGGAGCATATGGTATTGAGAAAGTCCTGTTCCAGAATCCTGCAACAATCGTGTTTTGGTCTGACGGAACAAAGACGGTCGTAAACTGCATGGATAATGTGGAAACCAAAAAGAAGATCGTAGACGGCAAAGAAGTAATCATTCGCAAACCTAGAAAGTGCGATACCTACTCCAAAGAGGCAGGACTGGCTATGGCTATTGTTAAGAAGTGGGCCGGTAACAACGGAAATTACAACAACATCTTCCGTAAATTCATTCCTGAGATGGCAGAGGAAGAAAAGGCTGCCAAGAAAGCCAAAAAGGCACAGAAAGCGGAGAAGTAGATATGACATTAAGAGAATTGGCAAAAGGCTATGATGGAGATGTGTTGATTAAAGCCTATGAGAATGAAAAATCAAAGATTCCTACGGCAATCATGCAGAGTTCGGTCACGGATGCAATAAAGGATGAGATATTGGATAGAGAGATTTACAGTTATGCAATGGTCTATCAGTCGTTGTTCACATCAAATCTAAGAGCGAATTTTGCAGCCGCACCGGAAGAAACGGAGGAAACCACATGA